AACAGCCGCTACGAGGGGCAACCAAGGCAAGGCTCCACAGTCCACTTCTCAAGGGCAAAACACGCTCAGATGAGATCGCCAAGATGGCTGACGACTTAGGCACGCCTTTATTACCATGGCAGAAGTGGATGCTCGATGACATGATGCGCATCGATGCTAAAGGCAACTACATTCGCAAGACAACCCTGCTATTGGTGGCACGCCAGAACGGCAAGAGCCATTTAGGCCGTATGCGTGTGATCTGGGGTCTCTTCTATGGAGGCGAGACAAAGCACCTGATCATGAGCTCTAACCGAGCGACTGCTCTCATGACCTTCCGTGAGATTGCCTGGATCATTGAGAACGCACCTCATCTTAAGGCAGGCACTAAGGCGATTCGCTACGCCAACGGCGGAGAACGCATCGAGCTGCTAAACGGGGCAACACTTGACCTCGTATCTGACACACGTGACTCATCTCGTGGACGCACAGCAGACTTTTTATGGATCGATGAGGTTCGAGAGATCAGTAAGGACGGATATACCGCAGCGATCCCAACGACTCGTGCCCGTCCTAATTCTCAGACGTTGCTTACATCAAATGCCGGGGACGCTTTCTCGGAGACTCTCAATACCCTTCGAGAGCGAGCCTTATCCGCACCACCTAAGTCTTTTGGGTTCTACGAATACTCAGCACCGCAATACTGCAAGATCACAGACCGCAATGCTTGGGCAATGAGCAACCCTGCTCTTGGTTACACAATCACGGAGGAATCACTTGAAGAAGCTGTGGCAACTAACAAAATTGAAGACATTAGAACTGAGCTTCTATGTCAATGGATTGATTCTCTCCAGAGTCCGTGGCCTCATGGCGTTCTTGAAGCGACTTCCGATGCCACACTCCAGATTCCGATCGGTGGTTATACAGTCTTTGGCTTTGATGTTTCTCCGTCTCGTCGCAATGCAAGCCTCGTTGCTGGTCAGATTATGGGTGACGGAAGAATCGGCGTCGGGATTCTCCAGACGTGGGAAAGTCAAGTCTCGGTAGATGATCTAAAGATCGCAGCTGAGATAAAGGGATGGGCTGATCAGTATCGTCCGAAGATGATCTGCTATGACAAATACACGACGCAATCGATCGCTGAAAGATTGGCTAACGCTGGTCAAATTACCCAGGATGTCTCAGGCCAGCAGTTCTATCAGGCTTGCTCTGATCTCCTCGATGGCATGGTTAATGGTCGAGTAGTCCACAACGGGCAGGAAGAATTGATTAAACAGATGAACAACTGCGCAGCAAAGACCAATGACTCATCTTGGCGCATCGTTAAACGAAAGAGCGCAGGCGATGTCTCTGCGCCGATCTCTCTCGCAATGGTTGTATCGATGCTATTAAAACCACAACAGGTGGCGGCTATCTACACCGAATAACACAACATGTAGTGTATAATTGCCATCTATGGGTATCCTTTCGCGCCTTACAGGTGCAACACCGAAGGCTAATGTCGAAGCGCAATACGCACCGCAGGTCTTGGGTGAGTATTCGCCTTATGCAATGCCATTTCAGTTCGCTTATGTCGGACGCACAGAAGCAATGGGAGTCCCGGCACTAGCTCGATGCCGCAACCTCCTCGCTGGCACAATCGGTACAATCCCTTTAGAGCTTTACAAGAAATCAACTGGCGAAGAATTAGGCAAGCCACTTTGGCTCGATCAACCTTCCTATTCTCAGCCACGTTCTGTAACTATTGCTTACACAGTTGACTCGCTTCTATTTTACGGACAAGCCTTCTGGCAGGTCGTTGAGACTTACCAGGAGGATGGCCGCCCATCACGCTTTGAGTGGGTTGCTAACAGTCGAGTAACTGCCACACTTGATCGTGACAACGTATTTGTAAAGTCTTACGCCATCGATGGTACGACAGTACCGATGGATGGACTTGGTTCACTCATCACATTCCAATCATTAAGCGATGGCATTCTCAATACTGGAACATCGACGATTCGTGCAGCTCTTGACATTCAGAAGGCTTCAGTAATTGCAGCGGCAACCCCAATGCCTACTGGCTACCTTAAGAACACAGGCGCAGACCTACCTCCAGCAGAAGTCCAGGGACTCCTTGCAGCCTTCAAGAACGCTCGTCAAAATCGTTCAACGGCTTATCTTACTTCCACTCTTCAATACGAGACAGTTGGATTCAGCCCTAAAGACATGATGTATAACGAGGCAATCCAGAATCTTGCTACCGAGATCGCTCGCCTTTGCAATGTCCCTCCTTATTATGTCTCAGCAGATCAAAACACAACGATGACTTACGCCAACGTGACGGACGAAAGACGCCAGTTCCTTACACTATCTTTGCAGCCATTTATTTCAGCCATCGAGGATCGTCTATCTATGGATGACATCACGGCTCGTGGCAACATCGTCAAGTTCGACATCGACAAGAATTATCTCCGCACAGACCCATTGCAAGAACTAGCAGTCATTCGCGAACTTCTCGATCTTCAGTTGATCACTCAAGAGCAAGCGATGGAAATGACAGACCTAACACCTAACGGAAGCGAAGGAATGATATGAGCGAGATGCTTACATTCTCGGCAGAACTTACTGCAGATAGCGCAGCGCGCACTATCTCTGGCAAGATCGTGCCATATGACGGCGAGGTCGGAAATACCTCCGCCGGGGCAGTTGTCTTTGAGCGCGGCGCAATTAACATCGCTGATTCAAGCAAAGTGAAGCTCTTACTAGAGCACGATCCTAAGCAGCCAATTGGCCGTGCTCAATTTTTTAACGAGACAGAAGATGGAATCTTTGCATCATTCAAGATTTCTAAATCATCTCGTGGCACCGATGCTCTCATCGAAGCCTCAGAAGAACTCCGTACTGGTCTTTCAGTCGGAGTCATGGTCAATGCAGCAAAGCCTAAGAATGGCGTCCTGTATGTATCGAGCGCTGACCTACTCGAAGTAAGTTTGGTTCAGGCAGCAGCCTTTAAGTCTGCAGCCGTAACCGATATCGCGGCATCTGAAGATGAAGCCGTTGAAGAAACCCTACCAACAGAAAGCGAGACAGCCACAGTGGAAACCACTCCAGCAGTCGAAGCAACACCTACAGTTGAGGCTGCCGCAGTTGAAGCTGCTCGCCCTGCTGTAACAGCAATGGCTTACACAAAGCCACGCATTGAAGTAACAGCTGCAAAGTATGCAGAGAACACAATCCGTGCAGCACTCGGAGACGACGCAGCTCGTCAATGGATCGCAGCAGCGGCAGACACATCTGACAACGCTGGTCTCGTGCCAACACGTCAACTCTCTGAGATCATCAACCCTCTCGGAACAACCATCCGCCCATCAATCGATGCAATCTCTCGTGGAGTGCTTCCAGATGCCGGTATGACATTTGAGATCCCAAAGATCACACAGATGCCAACAGTTGCAATCGAGCCAGAAGGTGACGCATTCAGCGACACAGATCAGAACTCAAGTTTCCTTTCAGTAACAGTACAGAAGTACGCTGGACAGCAGACATTCTCAGTTGAATTGCTAGATCGTACATCTCCAGCATTCTTCGATGAGCTAGTCCGCAACATGGCAGCAGCTTACGCAAAGGCAACTAACTCAGCAGTAAACGCTGCACTTATCTCAGGTGCAACTGCAGATGCGACAACAACAGTCACATACCCAACTGCAGCAGAACTCCTTGGAATTGTTGCTCGCGGTTCAGCATCTGTATATGGTGCAACTGCAGGCCTTCCAAATCCATTCGCTCGCAACATGGTCGTATCAACAGGACAATGGTCTAACATCATGTCACTTAACGATGCAGGACGCCCTATCTACACAGCTTCACAACCAATGAACGCAGGCGGAGCAGTTGCTCCAACTTCACTCACAGGTAACGTTGCTGGACTCAACCTTTACGTTGATCCAACAAACGGCGGCGATGGCGATGGAACAATCCTCATCGTTAACCCAGATGCGTACACATGGTACGAGTCACCAACTTACCGCCTACGCGCAGAATCAACTGCAGCAGGACAGGTAACAATCGGCTACTACGGCTTCGGAGCAATCGCTACCAAGGTCGGCGCAGGCGCATTCAAGAACAACAAGGCGTAAGCCAAACTAAGTCGCTCCAGGGGTAGTGCCCTTCTACCCCTGGAGTCTTTAGAAAGGATCAGAGCATGGCATTGACTACAGTTGCAGAGCTTCGCACCGCCCTTGGCGTTGGCACTCTCTATACTGATGCAGTCTTGCAGCAAGTCTGCGATGCCGCAGATAACGTACTCTTGCCCTTTCTATGGAAAAATCAGCAATACATCATTGCTCACGGCAACACGGGGACAGTAGGAACACTTTATTTTGATCAGGACATCCGCGAGTATTTCTACGTTGGACAATCTGTAACAATCTCAGGTGCAGGTAGTCGCTACAATGGGACTAAGACAATTACAAAAGTCGATACTCGTTCATTTAACGTAACTACGGCTCACACTAGCGACAATCCACGGCACACAGTTGAGCCTTATGGCATCGCGGCAGTCGAAACTTACACAGATTATTCAACAGTTCCAGCAATCCAAGAAGCTGCTCTTATGATCTCGATCGACATTTGGCAGTCTCGCCAAGCCCCATCAAGCGGCGGCGTCACGATCGATGGCTATCAGCCTTCTCCTTATCGCATGGGCAATACTCTTCTCGCCCGCGTCCGTGGCCTTCTTGCGCCTTATCTTGATCCGAGATCGATGGTGGGCTAATGGCCGCCATATCAACACTTCGCGCAGGACTCGCCTCGGCTCTTACTGACAATACAAAGTATTCAGTCTTTTCATTTCCACCTGCAACACCTATTGCCAATAGCGTGATAGTTGCACCAGCCGATCCTTACA